TCAAGCGCTCGCGCGCAGTGGTACATGTAGACGAATTTCGCTCGTAGGCACATTTCTGGACTTTATGTAATCGAGGGTTTGCTTCTCATTCGTGTGCGCTGCCGTTTCCTTCAGCGCCTCGATGTCGTAGCCCGCGTTCTCCGCGTCCGTGAGCGCCATCGCGCGGATGTCCTTGATCGTGTACTTGACGTCCTCCAGGCCGGCCCGTTTCTTCGCGACTTTCCATGCCTTTAGGGCCGTGTTCGCCGCGTAGGGCGTTCCCTGCTTCGTGTGGATCACGTAGACACCTTTCACGCGGCCGATGCCGCGGGCGCGCTCGAGCACCGCTTCGATCTCTGGAGTGATCTTGAAATCGACGGCGACGCCGCTCGAATCCTCGGTTTTCGAGGGCCGGAAGTGAATCACGCCGGCGGCGCGATCAACCCAGGAACACCCGTCCGGATCCTTCGGATCGACGGTCCAGCGCAGATTGCGGATCTCGGTGGAGCGCTGCGCGGTCAGGTAGCAAAGGTCGATGAAGCACTGCATCATCGGGCCGGTTGGCACCTTGGCAGTGAGCTGGCGGCCGCCGCGCTCGTACGTGAACGTCAGCATGCATTCCCGTATCGCCGCGAAGTGGTCGCCGCTGATCAACGTCGTGCGCGGCTTCGGCTTCTTCAGCTTCACGTCGCGGCACGGGTTCGTCGTCATCAGGCGCTGGTCGATGCACCAGTCGAAGAAGCCGGACAGGAACGCCCGCATCACGCGCTGCATGTGCGGCTTGTCCTTCCAGTTGTCTTTCAGGAACTGGCGCACGTAGGGCACGTCCATCTGGTCGATATCGACGTCCGCGAACCCGCGCTTCACGTAGCGGCCGTAGGCCGGCCACGCCCTTTCCTTGTGGTCCTTCTGGTGCAGCCTAACGTACTTGTCGACCAGGTGCGGGATGTTGCCCGTACCGTCGATTTTCTCGACCTTCGCCTTTTCGGCTGCCAGGCGCTCGAGCATGCGCACCTCGCCGTCCTCGACGCGGCACAGTTTCTTCCAGCGCTCGGTGTAGGGCTGCACCCAGTAGTACGACCCGTCGCGTATGTAGACGCGGCGGACCGGTGGCTTTCGCTTCGTCATGCGGCTCGGTGAACAGAACGGAGGGCCGGGCGCTCGCGCGTGCCGGGCGCGTCGCCGGCGAGGCCGGCTTTCTTCGCCTGGAGCGACTCGAAGGTCGACCAGGTCATGATCACGGCACCGTTCGCGGCCGTGATGACGTCGATACCGAACGTCGCCTTGAACCAGTCGGCCTGTTTGCCGTATCGCTTCTTGCCGGTCACGCGGACGAGATCGGCCTCGTTCATCAGGCGCTCGCTCATGATTCGATCCTCCGAAATTCAACAACCCACACCCAGGGGTTCGCATCCCAGCCGTGACCGCGCGCGGCATTCAGCCCGTCCCAGAGCTGGCGGAACTGCGCGACGCAGCCCTCGACCGGATCGACGCGCCGGGCGGCGCGCCGCGGATCGCGGATACCTTCCGCGATCGCGTCCTCCCAGCTGATCGACTGCAGCCGTTCGGCGCGCACCGCAGTGATCTCGAGCGTGATGCGCGATGCCCAGCGCGGCATGTGGATCGACGGCACCCATCGCCCCTTGATTGCGGCGTCGGGCATCGTCCATTCCTCGTCTATTTCGCGTTCCGCAAAATAGACGCCGTCGCCGGCTGCCTGGTAGTCGACCCATATGTCTGAGCAGTCGCAGGTGTCGAGCGAGCACGAATGTGAAGTGCGTGGCTTCCATGTCTCGCGCACCCACAGCCGATCACCGGGATTTCCGTGCGGGTAGGGAAGCTGATTGCATTGCTCATCGCCGCGGAGCGCCCACCAGAATCCGGTGTTCGGATCTTCGAAGCCCCAGCATGCCGGGTCATTCCAGTCCGGGCCGTCCTTCGGCCCACCGCCGATGAAATCGACATAGCTGCGTTTCGGGATCGCTACGCGGCGCGTCTGCGTCTTGCGGCCTTCGAGGATGGCGCGCACCATCGGGCCGCTGAAAAGGATCGGGCGCTCTTTCATCGTGCCTCCGGGAATTCGTCGTGCATGCGGCCGTCGAGCTGTCGGCCGGCGGCGCGCTTGCCTGCGTTGCCCATGATCGTTCCGTCACGGTGCGTGAACTTGGGGCCGCGCACGGGCACGCCCTCGACGTGACCCATCATCGGAATCCATTCGCCCCATTGCTTGAACAGGAACGGAACGCCGTATGCCGTGCACTGGTCGCGAAGATCGCGAGCCCATTCTGGGTGCATCGGCCGCGCGCCGTGGCCGCTTTCGCCGCCTACAATCACCCAGTCGATTTCGGGCGAGCTGTAGCCCGTCCCGTCCTCCGCGTATTCGGTGGTCGGCCCATGAATCCATGGCGCATCAGCAGGGCAATCCTCGCAGGACTGCATTTCCCGCATGCAGCACACGCCAGTCGGATCGAACCAGGCTCGAAGATCTACCGGGCCGAGCAGCGGCTCCAGGGACAGGAACCGGCGGCGCGCCGGCGTCATGAGTAGCTTTTCGATGTCGCGGTCGGCCTCGACCTGGCCGACGATCGTCGCGCCGAGCCAGACGTTCGACCACGGCCACGGTGTATTGACGCCGCGGCCGGCGAGCTCGAGCGCCCGCGTGATCATCGATCCGGCATTGCCGATGCGTTTCGTGAGCAGCAGCCAGTCGAGGTGAGGCGTGTTCCAGATCAGGTCGATCAGGTCCGCGCGCCATGCGTCCGGAACTGCGTTATCGAACACGTCGGCGAGCGATGCGCAGAACACGCGCTGGCGCCGGCCGTGCGCGGCGAAGAACTCGGCATGCGCCGCTTCCCATGCGAGCGGCTTCCGCCAGTTCGCCGGCGATGTGCGGCGGCGCGGGGCGCCGGACCCCCAGTTCACGGCGGTGCCTCCGCCGAAGCGCGCATTCCGCGTCTCGGCGTAGCAGTGATCGCAGCCCGGCCCGACTTTCTGGCAGCCTTCCCATGGGTTGAACGTGTGGTCGCACCACTCGATCTTCGTGTTCTCGCTCATGCTACGATCCCTCGCTCAAAATAATGTGGGGTAGGTATGGGGAAGCTTTCGCTCGGCGCATGCGCGCTCATCGTGGTCATGTTCGGGATCGCAGTCGCTGCGTGGATGTTGCGGTACACGCCGGTGAACAATGCGATGGTCTGGGATCGCTGGACGCACGATATGTGCTTCGTCGAGTTCGCGTCGCAGGGGAAGCACATCAAGTGCATGGGTGACGAATAGCGGATGCTCATCGCCGCACCATCATGCAAAGGTCGGCGCGACGCCGAATCTCGGACATGTACGAGTCGAGGTCGCCCGTCATGACGAAGTGCGTGCGCGGCGCGGCCGGCGTGCCGACGTACTTCTCGCGCGGCGCGGCGGCGCGCGGCTCGGTGCCGGCGATGCAGAAGCTGTCGTGGCCCGACTTCGGCACGCGCATGCGCGAGAGCTGCCCGGCAATCGCCATGCCCTCGAGAATCGGCCGCATGCGGCCGGCCTCCATGTTGAACTGGATCGCGAGGTTATACGGGGCGTAGATCACGCCGGGCTTCATGACGGCGAGCACGTCGGCGGCCGTCGGCTTGTTGTTGCGGCGCATTATTGTGCCCCCTGCAGCGGTTCCGGATTCATGTAGACGTGGAGGGCGGCCGGCAGCACGAGCGGCCCGGCGGCGCGCTGGTGGAGCATCATCGCGAAGTTGCCGACGTCGACCGGATCGCCCTTGGCGACGTGCTCGACCAGGTAGCGTGCGAGCGTCGTGACGTCGCACTGCTTCGGGTCGTCCCAGCCGCCGCGGCCGGCGGCGCGCTTTTCGGCGAGTTTCGCCTTCATCACCGCCGCGAACCGATCGACGGCCAGGTCATCGGGATGTTGCGCCGCCGCGCGAGCCTCGTTGATACGGTCTTCCAGTTCCTGCGGCAGTGGGTTGCGGCGGCCGCCATAGTCGAGCAGCGTGATCTCCGCAGTGCGCTGGCCGCAGCAGTCGTCCCAACGCTCGAACCGGATGCGGCCGTAACCGGTCGCGACGAACACGTCGCCTGGTTTGATCGTTGCGATGCTAAATTTTTCCTGGACTCGTGCGCTGTCGCGCGCGGCAACGAGTTTCGGGTGCAGCTCGAGCGTGTCGGCGGCCGGGTCGAGCAGCTCGTTGCGCGGGTCGAGGACGACGGTCATACCGAACGTGACGCGGAACAGATTTCCCGTCGAGGCCGCATCGAGGATCGCGGCGAGAGCGCGCTGGCACTGTTTGGCGTCATCGCGATCGAACCGTTCGAGTTTGTCGGAATCGTCGGCGTACGGCATCCAGCCTTTCTCGAGCTGCTCGATGACGTTCGAGACGTCGAGCGCCGCGTCGAGATCGGCTTTCGAAGCACGGGCCATTTTCATGATGCGTCTCCCTTGCGGGCTGCTTCGATCGCGAAATCGATGGCCTCGTGGATCTGCCAATCGAAGTGATCGGCATCGGTTTCGAAGTTCGGCTCTTCGCCGTCCGGCCCGTACACTTCGACCCAGCCGGCGTCGCGCTCCATGCACGCATTGACGCCCCAGCCATCGGGCAGCTCGGCGCAGGCGCGCTGCACGGGATCAGTGTTGTAGACGGGGTTCCAGTGATACGGCGCCGTCGCTGGGGAGTGCTCCTCCGCCTCGCGCTTCAGGCGGTCGCGCATTGATTCGCGCTTCTTCTCGCGCACGTACAGCGCGACCGGGCCGTCCTCGGTGTCGTAGATCTCGAGCAGCAGCCAGCCGTCGCCGGCCGGCGCGCTCGGCATCCAGAAGCTGCAGTTCGCGCTGTTGGATGCGAAGTACTGGTCGTACGTGTCGCAATCAACGTCGTTCTCCATATGGATGAACGCGGCTTCGATGCCGAAGGCAGCGAAGAATGTCTCGTAGTTCACGTCCTCGTCGAGATAGGGGACTGCCGGGTTCGACAGCATGCCGTCTTCGTCGCGCATGATCTCGCGCGGCGTGAGGATCGCGCGTCGCAGCCCTTCGAGGCTCAGCGGCGCGATGGGCTTCCCGCTGGCGAGGGATGTGATGCCGTGAACGATGCCGATCGCGAACATGCTATTCGCCTGCACGGCATCCCGAAGCACATCGGCCGCGTCGAGAATGGACGGCCGCACGCACGCCGCTGCGTGTTGCTCGAGCGTTGCGACCGTCTTGCCGACGAGGTTGCGCAGCTCGGCTTTCTCGTGCTCAGCGGTTTCCAGCGCGTTCCCATGGTCGAATACGCCGCCGATCAGCGACCAGGCGGACGCGTAGACTTGCGCCTGTTCCATGATGGTGGCGATGAGCGCGGCAGCGCTCGGCGTGTTGGTGGAGGTTATGGTGTGTCCTATCGTGGTTATCGCGGCATCCATTGCGCGCCGCGCACGATCCGGCCGACCGGTTCGAGCACGAGCACTTCGGATTCCCTTTCGCTGCGCACGAGCGCGGTGCCGCGCCTCTGCGCCTTCTCAAGCGACGTATGTCGCTGCGGCTTGCTGTTGCTGCCGATCGTCACGAACAGCGGCGCGCGTGCGCCGACCGGGCCAAGCGTCAGCTCATCGATCCGCGCCTCGAGCGTTGCGGCGTTCGCGCGCCAGGTGTCGGCCTTCAACTGCGCGGCGTCACGCTCGGCGGTGAGGCGCTCGACCTCGGCGCGCAGATCTGCGACGACGCGCGGCGTGCTGTCTGCAGCGACGGCCGAGGCCGGAAGCGCGGCGATGGCGTCGGCTAGCGACGGCATCGCGGCGGCCACTGGCGTATCGTTGGCTGCGGGCACCAGCGCGGCGCCGCGCGCGAGCCAGTACACGTATTCGTTGCCGCCGCCGGCGCGCTTCTCGCGCTCGACCAGGCCGCCCGCGTGCATCTTGTTGATCGCCTTCACGACGTCCAGGTGCGGCAGTCCGATCCCGGTCGCGACCGTCTTGGCTGTCGCCTCGGCGACGGTGCCGAGGAAGGTTTCGATGTCTTCCGTCATGTGGTCCTCACCAGTTCGGGAAAGCTGCAAGGGTGGGTGCTCGGCTCGCATATGGCAGCGGGTAGCATGAATCGCCGGCGCTGCACGCCTGGTTGTGACGGCGCCCACCCGTCACACCGAGCACCCACCGTTGAAGCCGGTGGAAAAAAGCGGGGCGAGACGTCCGCCCCGGAAGTGCCGAGCGCTATGAGGGCGCGCGCGGCAGGCCACGGGGAAAGCGGTTATTCGGGGGAGCCGAGCAGGATCTTCGTTTCGGTCTGGGCTTCGATGTCCGACCAGATAGCGCGGAACGCGTCTTCGAGAACCTTGTGCGGGCGGATGAGCTCGTACCAGATCGTCAGGCCGCCATCCTTCACGCGGTACTTCAAGCGCGCGGCGAGCGGATATTTCGCGCCGTTTTCGAAGACCGGAATCTCGAGCGCGATTTCGGTCGGCATCTTCACCTTGTTGCCGGTCGCGTTCACGTCTTCGCGCCATACGAAATCGACGCTGCCGTCCTGCAGGCGCGTCGCCGACACGAAGTTGCCGCCCTTGCTGGCTTCGAAGTTCAGTGCGATCGACAGCATGTCGCTGCCCGACGGGCTGACGATGTCCGGCAGGTTGTCCTCGATCAGCTCGGCGAACTCGAGCTGCGTTGTTGGCTTGCGGTCCTTCGCCGTCCACGTTTTCCACTCGCGCGATGCCGGCACAGCGAATTGCACGCGGTATTCACGCCAGTTGGCACCGCCGTTGTCGAGCGCGTCGCTTGCTGGAAAGTGGTCGTCGATGACGCCGAGGATGTGCGCCGGGTCGAGCGATGCGTAGATCATGCTGTTGCCGGTCTTCTGGCGGTTGAAGTAGGCGATGAAGCTCGCCGCGTCGCGCAGCTTCACGATTCCGATCGGGCGGTGCGGAACTTCGTCGCGCTCGTCGAGGGTGCGCACCTCGTAGCCGGCCGGGACAACAACGAACGGCCGGCCGTCGGCGAGCGGGGACTTCTTCGGGTCGGCGAGGGCCGTGCCGGCGTTGAGGGCAGCGCTGATATCGGGTGCGTCGTGGTCGAACATGTGGATCTCCTGATGGTGTGGTGGATGCGGCGATTACCGGCCGGTGCCGGTGTCGGCGAGCTGGATGCCCGGCAGATCGGGCTGTCGCTCGCTGTTGCGGGAAAGGTTGTTTTCGACGGTCGGGAAGAACACCTCGGCGGCGCGCTTCTCTTTCGGAAGCGTGGTCGAAACCTCGCCGGACACTTCGAGCGCGTCCGCGACCTTCGCGAACGGCTTGATCTCGATCGTCACGCTGATCTTCCCGGCTTTGCCGGTGTCGCGGACGAGCGCAACGAGCTGGTTGAGCTGCTCGGTTGCTTCCTCGACGAGCATGCCGCCGCGGATGTCGACGAGCGTCGACGTGTAGGACTTCATCATGGCTGGCTCCTATGGGTCAGTCGTTGTCGTTGGCGGCGCGGGACTTCGCGTCGCGGTGGGAAAGGGGCGGCGCGGCTTGTTCGCGCGCGGCGCGCGCTTCGGCGCCGAGCGCGAGGCAACGCCGGATGAGGGGATTCGTGATCGCGTCGACGGCCGAGCCGGGCACACGCTGCAGGCGGAATTCGCGGGCGACCATCGCGTCGGTGACGGGGATGCGGGCGGCCATGATCAGCGTCTCCGCGCGGCGGCGCGGATGTGCGCCTTCAGCATTGCGAACGCCTGGCGACGCGTGATGCTGCCGCTCGCGAGGTCTTCGACGATTTGCCAGAGGGTGAGGAGCATGTCAGGCGCTCCGCGTCATGCCGGCCCGAACGTGCGCCGTCTCGGCCACATCCCACTGCTTCGCAGCGGCCAGCACGATGACGACGGCGAGCAGGGCGGCGAACGATTTCGCCCAGAAAACGAGCAGGGCCTTCATGACCACAACCCCATGAGGCGCTCGACGGGCGGCGCGATGGCGCTGGCGAGCAGCAGGCATGCGGCCAGCTCGACGAGGGGCAGCCAGTCGCGGGGCTTCACGCGGCACGCTCGCCAAGCAGGTCATGCACCCGGCGCGCTTCTTCCGCGACAGCTGCATCGCGGGTCACGTAGTAGGTGCAGCTCTGGATGAAGGTATCGCGCTCGAGCTTCGCTGCACGCCGATCGCGCTTGAGCTGCGCGCGCGTGATCGCTTCGAAGTCGCCGGTGGTACGCGGCTTCTTCAGGCGCGGTGCGCTGGCAGCGCGCCGGATGGTGGAGACTGCTTTCTTGAACATGGGCCTCTCCCGACAACGGTGTGAGGCAAGTCTACAAATAGATTTGTAGAAAAACAAGCGCTGAATACAAAAATATTTGTAGCGTTGGGCGTGAAAAATCCCGCCTCGGCGGGATCGTGCGCCTCTACGACTTTGACGGCGAAGCGAATCCGTCAAGTATCCAGGCTAGCGCGAAGGCTGAAAGGGCTCCCGCAATACCGATCGCAAAACATCCGAATGCGATATGTGCCGTTTCGCGGGAGTACCAGGGCGACATATTGATCGGAGGCCTGTTGGGATCAGCTGTCGCCAATGCAGCCAATAGCTCAGCGTCGCTCATTTTTTCGAGTCGCGCTTGGACGGCTGCAGAGGTTTCCTGTGCAGCGGATGCTTCTTTGACGGCATGTGCAATGCCGGATGCTGCCGCGATCCACAATGCGACGACCCACACAAGGCCGGCAATGCGGATTACCGTTCCAACGCGTCGCAGTCCCTCGGCCCGGCTCATCGAGAAATCTGAAGGTCGTACAGCTGATTATCGTCTGTCAGACACGTTCCCGTGCCCGCCTGGCTCCATCCACTGAAGGAGAAGACGCAGCGCAGATTGCGCCCATCGGCTGATTGAGCGAGGACGTTTCCGTTACCGACAGCACTGAACGATGTCGCACTTCCAGTCGCTGTTTGGCCGCCGGCGAATGCCGTGCCAAGGGTGAACGAGCCACCCTGAACATATGCAAATTTGCCGTTGTAGGTGCGATCGTCGATGGTGATCGAGACCGACTTGTCGAGCTGCTTCGCAGTGCCTTGCGCCATCTTGCCCGGGCCGCGAGGCATGAGGGCAAGATCGTATGTCGCGCAACCCTGTAGCGCGATGATGGCGGCCATAGCCGCGGCGAGTGTGATGCGCATTGCGCCCCCGAGATTTTTTACGTTGGTCTTCGCCGCACGATGGCGGCGTTTGTGGTCAGTCTGATGCGAGTTGCACGAGCTGCCGCCCGAGCATAAAAATTGGTTCAAGCAGCCCGATCGCATTCCCGCCATCGGCCCCGATAACACCGAATCGCGTTTCCCCATCCGAGCAGATGTCGATGTAAAGGTGGGCCTCCACTTCGAAATTCGCATTGTGCTTCTGGAGAGACTGTCGTCTGACGATGGGACATCGCAGTTTGTTTTGCCGGTATGCATCCAGACTCACTACGTTATCCGGTACCGGACTTCCCTCGTTTTGTCGCTCGTGGGCCATGGCCGCCCCGTGTCGCAATTTGTTGTGTCTCGATGCTCGTCCCCAGGATCTCTGTCCCTTCGCGGAGTAGCTCCCGCAGTAGAAAAAAACGGCGTGAGGTTAGACGGCCGTCAGTCGACCTCGCCCTCAGATCCGCGATGAATTCCTCTAACTGCTTGGGATTAACTTTCTCCCGCTCACTTACAGATGGATAACTAGCGTTTACCCGAGAATTGTTGTCGTTTACCGACACTTTCCCGCGTATTGAATCGTCGGATGCAGGAATCAGCTCGGCTGTTGGTATTTCGTCCGCTGGCCACGGCTCCGGCCTCTTCCCGACTCCCTCCGCCAGCCACAGTGAATTGCACCGGAGAACATCTGCGATCCGTGGCGTGTATTTGCTCGATTTCGCGTTTTTATTCGGGTCCAGCAGGTGCTGGATGTTCTGCGGCTTGCACGGCGCACCAACGAGCTTTGCGAGCGTCGATTGATCAGTGTGGGGCGAGAGCCGTGCGCATTCCATCGCCCAGGCCAGCCGCTCAGCATAGGTATTCATACAAAGTATTTTGTAGAACCGCGTTGCAAAATTGCTTGTAGGGTGCTACAAACACGTTTGTAGATATTCCCCGGTCGCCCTATGAGCAAAGAGCACATCGAACGCGCCATCAGCATCGCCACGTCCCAATCAGCGCTCGCCAAGGCAATCGGCGTGACGCAGCAGACGATTTCCAACTGGAAAGAGGGCGGCGCGATCCGGCCCGAGCATTGCAGCGCGATTGAGCGCTTCACTGGCGGCGCGGTCACGCGTCCCGAACTTCGCCCCAACGACTGGCGCGAGATCTGGCCCGAGCTCGTCACTGATCAGGCATCGCCTGTTGACGCTTCGCATTCTCCGCGCGCGGCGGCCAACGCGTAACCATCGAACGAGAGGCAAATGACTATGGGTCTGAGGAAAGCCTACCAAGCCATGTGCCGGGCGTTCCCCGGCGGCGCGGAAGCGATGGCGGCGGCGCTCGGCATGTCGGCCGCGAGCCTGCAAAACCGAATCTACGAAGTGAAGGGGCAGGTGCTGCATACCGAGCACGCGCTCGCCATGCAGACGCTGTCCGGCCGCACCGATTTCGCTGAAGCGATCGCCCGCATCACGGGCGGCATGTTCGTGCAGCTGCCGGGCCTCGACGACGAGTGCGACAACCAGGAACTACTGACGAAGTTCACGTTGATCCTCGACCAGCTCGGTGTCTTGGCCCGCACGCATGCGCAGGCGATTGCCGATGGCGTTGTCGATGACCACGAGAAGGCTGAGCTTGAGCGCATCGCACACGACGCGCACCGCCACATCCAGGAGCTGCTCCAGCTCACGTTCCGCATCTATCGCTCGAGCGAGCCGGCCGACGATGCGCCGGCGCGCGCGCTGCGCACTGCGTAATCGCTGCCGTATTGCACATGCGGTCCGCGCAAGCGGGCTTTGGAGCCCGGCCTCGGCCGGTAACCCCGAGCGGCAGGGAAATGTGCTGCGCCGATGACACCCCGGAAAGCCACGGGGAAGAACACCGAGAACCGCCCCATAGGGCGCTACCTAAACGGGATGAATGACATGACCGAATCGGGGAAAGGCGCGCCGAAATGCCGCGACTGCCAGCATGTGAAGCCGGACACCGGTCCGATCTCGCTGTTCGGTCTGCTTCCGTGGAAATGGGAATTCGCACGGTGCGGCCGCACGATGCATCCCGAGCCCCTCAACCCGGGTAGCACGCCGGACGCCGTGATTCATCGTCATCCGCTGGTCGGCGTCGAGCGCGCGATCACCTTTCACGCGTGCGGCCCGGCGGCGCGTCACTTCGAACCGCGGCGTGCCTCGTGATGGACGCCGACATCCTGATCTTCGGCATGGCGGCGTGTATCGCCGCGTCGATCCTTTTCTGTCTGAGGAACCCCCGATGAGCCTCCACCACGAAAACCTTGCGTGGGAGATCGAGCTACCCGCCTTGAAGAAGGTCGTACTGCTCGCGATCGCGCGTCTCGCGCACCTGACGAATCGCGAATGCTGGCCCAGCGTGCAGTCGCTCGCGTTTCGCTGCGGCATGAGCGAGAGCGCCGTGCGCGGCGCAATCAAGGATCTGATCGAGGCCGGTTACATCGAGACGATGAAGGTTCCAGGGAAGCGCACGGTCTACCGAGTACTGCTTGGCGTCGAGGTTGCAGCATGAGCCGGCTGACCGCAGAAGCAATCGCGGCGCGCGCGACCGCGATGGCCGGCGAAGACGCCGGCGTGCATGTCCGCGTTCTCGAAGCGCCGGGCGGCGCGCGGTTGCGCATGAAAGTCGACGGGCGCCTCGTCGCGCAGCACGTGCCCGAAGCTGACATGCACGTGACGATCGACGAGTTTGCGGACCGGTATATCCGCGCTGCGCTGATGGTCGGCATGCGCTGTCTGTCGTGCGGCGTGCAGGTGGCGGGCGCATCGATGCCCTGCGGCCACTGACGGAGGGAGCCATGCGTATCTATGTCGCCGGCCCGATGACAGGGCACCCCCAACTGAATTTTCCGGTCTTCCATGCCGAAGCGGCGCGGCTGCGCGCCCTCGGCTACGAGGTGGTCAATCCGGCCGAGTTGAACGCCGACCCGGCGGCCGACTGGCTGCAGTGCATGCGGACGGACATCAAGCACCTGGTCGACTGCGACGCGATCGCCATGCTGGAAGGCTGGCAACACTCTCGCGGCGCGCGGCTCGAATACACGATCGCGCTGATGCTCGGGCACGCCGTGTTCCGCGCGGTCGACATCGTCGAGAGGCTCGCGGCATGAGCATCCACCTGATGAACCAGGCGTGGCGCACGACGCTCGCAACTGGCGCGAAGTTCGTCCTCGTCGCCGTGTGCGACACAGCGAACGACGAGGGCGTGTGCTGGCCGTCCGTAGAGACGATCCGCCGCAAGTGCTCGATGGGCGAGCGGACCGTACAGCGGCACCTCGACGATCTCGAGCAGGCCGGCATCATTTCGCGCTCGTTCCGCAAGGGACGCAGCACGACATACCAGGTGCACGAATCGAAGTTCCCAATCGAAACTGCCCCCGCCAAACTGACACCCCCGCAAGAACGGCACCCCCGCCAAATTGGCACCCCGCCAAATTGGCACCTACCCCGCCAAAACGACGGGGCACCCCCGCCAAATTCGACGGAAACCCCCGCCAAATTGGCACCCAGAACCACCAATAACCTTAAAGAGAATCCACAGGGAACCGGTCGCACTCCGGAATCGACGCCTGTGGACAACTCGGGGCCGAAAGCATCCGCGCAGGGTGCGCGGCTGCCGGACGACTGGGTGTTGACGAAGAAGCTTGCCCTCTGGGCGCTGCAGGAACAGCCGACCTGGACCGAGGAGCATGTGCGCAAGGTCGCGGCAGCGTTTCGGGACCATTGGATCGCTCAGCCGGGCGCGAAAGGGCGCCGGACCGACTGGGAGGCGACGTGGCGCAACTGGGTGCGCAGGGAACCGGCGCTGAAGGGCGGCGCGGGCACACCGCAATCGGGCGGCGACGTTCGCTGGTTCGAGACGCCTCAGGGCGTCGAAGCGCAGGCGAAGCTGCACAACATGCGTGACCGGAAGCCGGATGAGGACTGGCGCTCGTACCGCGTGCTGGTCGTGCGCGCGGCGAATGATCGCAAGGCCGCCGAGTTCGTTCTCGCCGATGCGCAGCGCTTTAACTCCGTCGATCTCTACCAGTTCGCGCGCACGACGTTCGGGGACGCGCTGATGCCAGTGGACGACTACGCATCATGAGCAAGAACGCACTTCGCTATCCCGAGAGCGCGATCGCCGGCGGCATGTTCGGCACCGCCCGCGTGCGCGGCTTGGTCGCGGATACGGCGGCGCGGCTCGCTGCGCCAGGCCCGATTGAACTCGACGGTGCACTGGCTCGGCTGATTGGATGCGCGCCGGAAATCGCGCCGACGCCGCTGCAGTGCATGCAGGCACTTGGCCGGCTGCCGGCGGGCCGCATGAACAAGACCGAAGCCGCATATGCCGAGCTGCTCGCCGCGCGCGTGCATCTTGGCGAGATCCTCGAATTCAAGTTCGAATCGCTGAAGCTGCGGCTCGCCGATCGCACCTGGTACACGCCTGACTTTGCACTCGTGCTCGCCGACGGCACGCGCGAGATTCACGAAGTGAAGGGTCATTGGACCGACGACGCGCGCGTGAAGATCAAGGTCGCGGCCGAACTGTATCCGTACTACCGGTTCAGCGCCGTGCGTCGCGTGAAAGGTGAGTGGGTTCGGGAGGCATTCCGTTGAGTCACCGCCCAAACAAGCGCGAGCGTGAGCACATGGGGCGCATTGCCCGCATGGAATGCATCTGCTGCTACCTGCTCGGCCGGAAGCAGACGAGCAAGACGGACGTGCATCACGTGCGTGTCGGCCACGGCGGCGCGCAGCGTGCGGGCGACTTCTGCACCGTGCCGCTTTGTCACGACGACTGCCATCAGGGCAAGAACGGCGTGCACGGCGACCAGCACTACCTGCACATCCTGAAGATGACGCAGATCGACCTGCTCAACGCGACGCTCGAAAGGCTCTACGGATGAGGTTGCTTGTGCGCATGACGCTTCCGTTCGCATCGGCGGACGGATACGAAAAGTTCGAATGCCTCGCGCGGCGCGTGATTGGGCCGGTGGTCGAGCCCGGGAAGGGCGGCGCGTTCATCTTCGTTGACGTCGACCTACCCGAGAAGTACCGGATCTTCGCGACGGCGCGCGGCTGGAATGCCGACGGAACCTATCGCGTCGAGGCGACGGTGGGAGAGAACAGGAGATCGCTTGCCGCGTTCCTCGCGAGCGGCGATCTCGAATGGGACGTGAGTCCCTCACATGTGCGGCGCGGATGACGTCGCGGCAGCATTTTTAGGAGATCGGCATGCATTCGTTCAAACGTATCCAGCAGGCCCGCCAGGCGCTTCGCGACGAGCACTCGCCGGGCGGCCTCACCAACAACGCCGGCCACGCCTCGGGCGATTTCGGTTTCGCCCTCAACTGGCTGCGGCACGGCCGGCGTGTCGCCCGCACTGGTTGGAACGGATCGGGCCAGTTCGTGTACCTCGTACCGCCGGCGGCATATCCGGTGCAGACGGGCGCCGCGAAAGAGCATTTCGGTGCCGGTTCGCTCGTTCCGTACAACGCCTATTTCGCGCTGAAGGGCGTCGACGACAGGATCAGCACATGGGTGCCGAGTGTGACGGACTGCCTCGCGCAAGACTGGTACGTCATCGAGTAACCGGTGCGCGCTGCGATGGCGGCGCGAGTTATTTCAACCAGGAGAACCTTATGAACATGGCAACTCAATCGGCCGCCCGCGGAGACGACGAAACGATCGAGCAGGAGATCCAGCGGAAGGGGAAGACGGCGCCCCGCATCACACCGGCCGATATCGAAGCTGCTGTCAGGAGCGAGTGGTATTTCACGGCTGGTGAAGGCGTCGCTGGTGCGACCGGTGCTTTCCCCTTCGACGGCCATCCCGGATCGCCGCTCTCGCTTCTCACCTTCTGCGTGCTGGTGCTTCGCAACGGGTTCACCGTGACCGGCGAGAGCGCATGTGCGTCGCCCGAGAACTTCGACGCGGAGATCGGCCGCAAGATCGCGCGGCAGAACGCGATCGCTAAGATCTGGCCGCTCGAGGGCTATATGTTGAAGCAGCGGCTGCACGACGCAGCATAACGCACGACACGAACCCCTTCACCACTTGGAGCACACCATGAGCGACATCAACGCAGCACCGAGCAGCACCGAGCCGGCCGACAACCCGAACTGGACGCCGGAGCAGTTGGCCGAGATTCAGGCTCGCAACGTCGTGCCGATGCAGATCAATCAGATCGCGGAGGCTGGCACGGCCACGGGGGGGGAGTCTGCAAGCGGTGCCGGGGAGGAGGACTTTACGTCAGCCTCTTCAGGCTCGGCGGACTCGACGTCTGCGGATGCACCGCTGGACAGCGCGTCCTCGACGAATACCGGAAGCGCCTCGGTGGCTGACGCGGGAAACGTCGTTGCGTCGCCTGCGGGCGGCCAATCCGCAAGCGACACTGCATCGTCTGTGCAGGATGCATTGCTCGACGCCGACATCGCGGCGGATGTCTCACCCGTTGAGCCATCGACCGCGCATTGCTGGTTGTCGCTGCTCGAGCGGAAGCTCGCGGCGCTCGAACACGAAGCGCGCGACGAACTGGTCGATGTCGCGCGTCAGCTGCGCGAAGCACTCTGACGGGAGCGACCACGATGCATGCCGCCATGATTGATCTGCGAATCGACTGGTTCCGCGTCCTCGCCGACCTGTGTCATGGCGGCTCGTCGCTCTACAAGCTGTCGATGACGACGCGGATCCCCCGCAGCTCGCTTCAGAGCTATCGCGACGGCGTCGAGCCGTCGCATTCCGTCGGCTCGCTCCTGCTGATCGCTTGGTCGGTGAAAACCGGCCGTGATCCGATCGAAGCGCCGACGATGCTCGAGCGGCCCATCGAGGCAGCCGAGATATCGGCTACTTCGAATTCAATTTAGCTGAAATCTCGGCTACGTAAACCGCTATTTAGCCAAGATTTCGTCTAGCACTTTGTCGGATACTTCACATGCCTAACGATTTGCATTCGAACGTCTGTCGGGACCATGGCTGCTAAGAAAGACCTCACCCCGAAGCAGGCACTTTTCGTCGATGAATACCTGCGCGACATGAACGCCACACAAGCGGCGATCCGCGCGGGCTACAGCGCGAAGACTGCCGAGACGCAAGGGCCGAGACTGTTGGGGAATGTGCGGGTTCAGCAAGCTATCTCTGCGGCGCGCGAGCGGCTCGCGAAGAAGTTCGAGATCACCCGTGAACGAGTCATGTTGGAGTACGCCCGACTCGCGTTCGCTGACCCGCGCAGCTTCTTCAACGCGGATGGAACGCTAAAACGCGTTCCGGAACTCGATGACGATGCAGCCGCATCGCTCGCTGCGTTCGAAGTGCTAGAGGAGTTCGAGGGGAGCGGCAAGGATCGCTTTCAGATCGGCGTGACGAGCAAGGTGAAGTGGGCTGACAAACGCGCGGCGCTCGACAGCATCGCGAAGATCATGGGCTGGAGCGTCGAACGAGTGAGGGGCGAAATTTCCGGGCCGGACGGTGGCCCAATCGAAGTGAACAACACCGTCGACATGAGCAAGCTGACGACCGAACAACTCCGCATACTGGCATCGATCAAGATCTGAATGGGCGCACGGGAATTCACCATCGCAGACGTACAGGAAGCACGGCGCGAGCTTGCCCGCCGTAGCCTTCCTGACTTCGCCTGCCTGGTCGACATCCCGACCGTGCCGCTCACCGACGCCGAGGACGAAGACCGCTTCTCGGTGATGCGCCTCGGCTCGCTCGCCGCGCATCACCAACTGCTCTGCGAGAAGCTGCAGGGCATCGACGACGGCACGATCCCGAACCTCATGGTGCTCATGCCGCCGGGCTCGGCGAAGAGCACGTACAGCGACATCGTGTTCATTCCATGGTTCATGGCGCGCAAGGTGCGCCGGAACGTAATTCTCGCCAGCTACGCAACCGAGATCGCGATGAAGCAGGGGCGCCGCGCGCGGCAGCTCGTGCGATCGGAGTCGTTCGCGCGCCTGATCGATGTTGGCCTGATGGGCGACAACCGTGCCGCGCACCAGTGGACGCTGACGAACGGCTCGGAATTCATGGCCGGCGGTCTGCTTTCTGGCCTGACCGGCAACCGCGGTGCGCTCGGCGTGCTCGACGACCCGATCGCGGGCCGCGCCGAGGCGGAATCGGAAACGATCCGCAAGCGGACGTGGGAAGCGTACGTCGACGACTTCTGCTCGCGCCTGATCCCGGGCGCGCCACAGGTTCTCATCCAGACGCGCTGGCACGAAGACGACGTCGCGGGCCGCATCCTGCCGGAAGGCTGGGATGGCGAGTCAGGATGGATCGACGGCCGCGACGGCCGGCGCTGGTACGTCATCTGCCTGCCGGCGATCGCCGACCGTCTCGACGATCCGCTCGGCCGCCAAATCGGCGAGACGCTGTGGCCGGAATGGTTCAGCCTCGCGCACTGGGAGCCGTTCAAGAAGAACCCGCGCACCTGGTCGTCGCTGTATCAGCAGAAGCCGGCGCCCGCCGAGGGCACGTATTTCCAGCGTGGATGGTTCCGTCGGTACCGACACGGAAATTTGCCCGCGCGCCTCAACTACTACATCACGAGCGACCACGCGCCGGCCGGCAAGTCGTCGTCCGACTTTGCCTGTGTGCGGGTGTGGGGCGTCGATGCGCAGAGCAACGTCTACATGGTCGACGGGTTCCGCGAGCAGATGACGATGGACAAGCTGACGGCCGAGATCGTCGGCAACGTCGAAGCCGCCAAGCGCCGCGAGATCGAGCCGAAGGATCGCCGCACTGGCTTGATTCGGAAGTATCGCCCACTCGCCTGGTTTCCCGAGGACGACAACAACTGGAAGTCGGTCGAGGGCTTCGTGACCGCCGCAATGCGCATGGAGAAGCAATTCGTGCGCATTGAGCCGATCACGCCGCATGGCGCGGACAAGCTGATCAAAGCCCAGTCGTACCAGGGGATGGCGTCGAGCCGGTGTGTGTGGATCCCGGAGGGCCCGGAGGGTGACGACGTGATCGAGCAGTACGTGAAGTTCCCGAGCGGGAAGAACGACGATGAGGTCGACGCTGGCAGCCTGATCGGCCGCGCGATCGCCGACGCGCATCCGGCGGTCGTGCCGGTGAAGGCCGATCCGAAACCGGTCGATCGCTGGGATCGCGCGTTCAACAAGCTCGACAGCGATGCGGAGGGGTCATGGCGGACAGCATGACGGCCGCTCCGGTCGCAATCGTCGAGGTGCAGGAATACCGCGTGCCGGATGTGTCGGTGCTTTGCCGCCGCTTCGAAGAAGCCGAGGACATGACATACGACGCGCGGAAGCGCTCCGAGCGTGATCGCGATTACTACGACGGGCAGCAGTGGACGCGTGCCGAGCTCGACACGTTGGCGAAGCGCGGCCAGCCCGCGCTCACCGTCAACTACGTCAAGCGCAAGGTCGAATACCTCCGCGGCTTCGAGCGCCGGATGCGCAGCGACCCGAAGGCATTCCCGCGTACGCCGCATGAAGACCAGCTCGCCGAGGCCGCGACGGATTCGCTCCGCTACGTGGCCGACCAGAACGACTTCGACGTGACTCGCTCGGACGTCTACGAAGACATGCTGATCGAAGGTTACGGGGGCGCCGACGTGACAGTCGTCGAAGGCCCGGAAGGCTACGACGTCGACATCACGCGAATTCCCTGGGATCGCATCTGGTTCGATCCGTACAGCCGGCAGAAGGATTTCAGCGACGCGCGCTATCTCGGCGTCGTGATCTGGATGGACCGCGACGAGGCGCTCGATACCTTCCCGGACCGACAGGAAGAGATCGAGTACACGCTCTCGTCGGTATCGATCTCCGATACGTACGACGACCGACCGAAATATCTGCGCTGGGCCGACAACCGGCGCACGCGCGTGCGCATCGTGCAATGCCACTGGATTCAGGACGGCGTCTGGTTCATCGCGACGTTCACGAAGGGCGGCTATCTCACCGACCCGATGCCGTCGCCGTACATCGGCCGCGACGGCAAACCGGCGTGCTCGCTGATTCTGCGCTCTGCCTACGTGGACCGCGAGAACCAGCGCTACGGCCACGTGCGCGACATGATCTCGCTGCAGGACGAGGTGAACAAGCGCCGGTCGAAGGCGCTGCACCTCATGTCCGTGCGGCAGACGTTCGGCAATGCGCAGGCGATCAACGACGTCGACGCGGCGAAGCGCCAGCTCGCGCGCCCCGACGGGCACCTCGAAGTGCAGGCCGCCGGCAAGTTCGGCGAGGACTTCGGCATTCTGCCGACGGGCGACATGGCGGCGTCGCAGATGCAGCTAATGCAGCACGCGACGGCCGAGCTGCAGGCCAGCGGCCCGAATGCGGCAATGGCCGGCAAGGATCCGCGCATCCAGTCGGGACGCGCAATCCAGGCGCAGCAGGCGGGCGGTGCGATCGAGGTCGAGCCGATCATCGACGACCTGCGCCAGTGGACGAAGCAGGTCTACGAGGCGACGTGGCTGCGCATCCGCCAGTTCTGGACGAGCGAGAAGTGGATCCGCGTCACCGACGACGAGAAGAACACGCGGTGGGTTGGGCTGAATCGCCAAGTGACGCTTGCCGACGCGCTCGGCGAGCTGGCTCCGGACGAAGCCACCGCAATGGCGCAGCAGCTCGGGCTGCAGCCGGGCGATCCGCGGCTGAATCAGGTCGTCCGCGTCGACAACGACATCGGCGGCCTCGACGTCGACATCACGATCGAGGAAGGTCCGGACGTCGCGAACGTGCAGGCCGAGCAGTTCCAGATGCTGGCGCAGCTCGCGCCGGCTCTCGCGCAGGCCGGCGATCCGATTCCGCCGGAGGTGCTCATCGCGGCGTCGCAGCTCCGGAACAAAGACGAATTGCTCGAGAAGCTCGAGCAAGGTCGCGCTGCTCGTGCTCAGGGGCAGCAGCAGGCGCAACAGATCGGTATGGCGCAGCAGCAAGCGAACGTACAGAAGACGACCGCGCAGGCCAACAAGGCGAACGCCGAGGCGCAGCGCACGATGGTCGAAGCCGGACAGCCGAGCGGCGCCGCACCCGCAGCACCGGACAGCCCGTCGACGCTCGACCAGCTCGAGCAGGCCGCGAAGATCCGCAAGCTCGACGCGGAGACGGGGCGAATTCAAACGGAGGCCGTGCGCAACATCGCTGACGCGCAGCGGCCGCCGATGGTTACGGATTACGCATGACCTGCCGCCGGGGATACGGGCGTTACGACTGCCGCCGGGTCGAATCGGGCGTGTTGGAGAGCTGAAGATGGGAACGAGTTTGGATCAGGTTCTGAGCGGGGAATCCGCCGATACGCCGCCGAGTGATGCGCAGCAGCCGCAAGTCGCCGCGCCGGCAGACGGTGATCAGCCTCGCACGGGCGAGCCGACCGACCAGACGCCGCCGGCTGATGTTGCTGGCGATGCTGGTGCGGCCGCGCAAACCGATGCGCCGCCGGCATCCGAACAGGCTCCGATGGTCCCGTTGAAGGCGCTGGAGGAAGAGCGAAAGGGCCGCCAGGACTGGAAGGAAAAGGCGATCCGCTTCGAGGAGGAACTGAAGCACCTGCGCGCATCGAATGGTCAGCAGCAGTCGAGCCAGCAACAGCAGCAACCGGCGCCGGCCACGCTGACCTATGAGAACGCGCTGCTCAACGAGCGCATGAACATGTCGGAAATGATGGTCCGCCAGCAGCACGGCGACGCCGACGTCGACAGCGCGCTCGAGGTGTTCCAGAAGGCCGTGCAGGAAAACCCCGCGCTCGGTGCGCAGCTCGCTCAACAGCGGCACCCGTGGCAATTCATGTTCGACCAGGCGAAGCGGATTCAGGCAATGAGCGAGATCGGCAGCGACCCGGCGGCGTACCGCCAGAAGGTTCGCGACGAGATCCTCGCCGAGCTGCAGCAGCAGGGCGCGGCATCGTCTGCACAACCTGTCGCCGCGGCCGCGCCGGCCGCCCCCGTGATTCCGAAATCCCTTGCGACGGCTCGATCCGCCGCGCCGCGCACCGCGCAGGCGTGGACCGGCCCGACCGCGCTCACTGACATTCTGAAACGATGAGGCTGAAAAATGGCTGAAACCACTGCCCGCGCAGGGCTTACCCCCCAGCAATGGGACGACCAGTTCTTCATGGAGTACGTCCGCCAATCGCGCTTCCTGCGCTACATGGGCACGGACGAAAACTCGATCATCCAGCTCAAGGATGACCTGACCCGCAAGCCGGGCGACCGCGTGACGTTCGCGAACGTGCGCAAGCTGCGCGGCCAAGGCGTTACCGGCAACCAGGTGCTCGAGGGCAACGAAGAAGAGCTCGACTCGCGCTCGATGGCCGTCACCGTCAACCCGGTGCGAAACGCTGTCGTCGTCACCGACTGGGATGACCAGAAGTCGGCGATCGACCTGCGCAACGCCGGCAAGACCGCGCTGAAGCTGTGGGCCATGGAAAAGATGCGCAACCAGACGATCGACGCGCTGTATTCGATCAATGGCGTGATGTATGCCGCGGCGACGGAAGCCCAAAAGGATGCGTGGCTCGCCGATAACGCTGATCGCGTGCTGTTCGGCGCCGCCGTCGGCAACAACGTGGGCAATGACCATTCCGCGTCGCTGGCGAACATCGACAACACGGCCGACAAGCTGTCGACTGCGATGATCAGCCTGGCGAAGCGCCGCGCGCAGCTCGCGTCGCCCGCAATCAAGCCGATCCGCCTGAACGAGGACGAGGAGTGGTACGTGATGTTCGCGAACTCGCTCGCATTCCGCGATCTGCAAAACGATCCGGCGATGCAACAAGCGAACCGCGAAGCGCGCGCGCGCGAAGGCAACGGCATGAACAGCAATCCACTGTTCACGGGCGGTTCGCTGGTATGGGACGGTGTGATCATCCGCGAGATCCCGGAAATCGGCGTGCTGTCGGGCGTCGGCGCGGGCGGCATCGACGTCGGTGCGAACTTCCTCTGCGGTGCGCAGGCTGTTGGCGTCGCATGGGCACAGCGCACGAAATCCACGACGGACGTGCGCGATTACGGGTTCCGGACCGGCGTCGGCGTGCAGGAGATTCGCGGCATCGAAAAGCTGCTGTTCGGCAAGGGCCCCGACGACACGGCCGACCTCGTGCAGCACGGCCTGGTCACGGTCTACGCCGCGGCTGTCGCCGACGCATAACGCGCTGATCGCATCTGGGTGGCGCCGCCCGCGCGGCGCTTCCTCCTGAACCGATAGGGGAACGACATGGCAACCAAACTGATGAGCCCGCTCGCCGGGCGATCGAACACGAAGGTAGGCGTCGGTGACGCATCGAGCCTGAAGTGCGCGACCGCGCAGTACGCGCTGACTGCCGCTCTTGCGCTGAACGACGTCCTGCAAGGGCCGCTGCTGTCGAAGGGCTCGACCGTCATCGACGTGATGCTCGTGACGACCGATCTCGACACGAATGCAGCACCGACGATCACGCTCGACGTCGGGACCGGCGACGACGTGCAGCACTTCATCGCAGCATCGACCGTCGCGCAGGCTGGCGGCGTCGCGCGTGCTTCGGCAGCGACTGCGCAGCCGCTGACGCTCACGCAGGACGACACGATCGACGTGAACGTCCGCGCGGCACCGGCAACCGGCGCGACGGCCGGGATGGTGACGCTGCACGTGCTCTTCCTGCCGCCGAACGCGTAAGCGGCTCATGGGGCGGCCGCGGTGGTCGCCCCGAACTGACGAGGCTGATATGGCGAAGGTGAGATTTATCGGGGATCCGAGCGGCGAAGAGCACCGGCGCGGCACGCATTTCGCAGGCGTCGCGCTGGCGCTGGGCGAGTGGGTCGACATGGACGATGCGCCGGCGCGAAAGCTGCTCGCGAATCCGCACTTCGAGGTCGAAGGCGTCGAGCCGGTCGAAATAGCGGCGCGCGCGCCCGCGCCGGTCGCATCGCTGACACAGACGATCGATGCGCATGCCGCGCTGCAGACCGCGCATGGCGATTTGATCGAGGCATACGCGGCGCGCGGCGCCGAGCTGAACGAAGCATATGCGCGAATCGCCGAACTCGAAGCGGCGCTCGCGAACGCGGCACCGGCCGCACAAGGGGAAGGTGATGGCCGCGACGCAGACGGATCTGGCAAACCGGGTGCTGAAGAAGATCAGGGTGCTCGGGACGGGGCAGGTGGCCGACGCCGAGGATCTGCTGGTCGCTAAGCAGAAACTGCGCGCCGTGCATGCATCGGTGCGCAAGGACGACCGGGTTCGCTGGACGATCCAGACCATCCCGGAGGGTGCTGAGGAACCGTATGTTCTGATGGCTTCGTTCCTGACGGCACCGGAGTTCGGGAAGGCGGCTGATCCGATGTGGTGGACGTGGGGTGAGCGCGAAATTACCGCGCTGACGAAGGCGCCGACCTCTGGCGAGCCGGTCAAACAGGAGTATTTCTGATGGACATGAAATTCGCAGTAGCACTGGATCAACCCGCACAGGAACGCGATTTCGCGGTCGCTGCGGGGGATGATTTCCGCGTGCTGCTCGATGTCTATCAGACCGATTCCGAAGATTCGGTCGATCCGGTCGACCTGACTGGCTACACGTTGACGTTCAAGGTCGCCGAATGCGCGTATCCGCCGCTCGCCATCGCGGCGCCCGGCGAGCCGGAATCGGCGTTCGTGTTCGTGCCTGACAGCACGAAGGACGCGTGCGGCCGCCTGCCGTATCGCATCTACATGGACGACGCGACTGGGAAGCGCACCACGCTCGCGCACGGTGTGATGGTCGTGCACAACGACCGCCGTTGCGGATGGCCGGATGGCAATGATTACGGCTGGCGATACGGCCAAGGGTGGCCGGCATGAAGGGCGCACTCACGACCGGTGCATATCAGTCGCGCAGCGTCATCGCGGCGAATCAGCGATGCGTGAATCTGTACGCCGAGCAGAACCCGGCGGACTCCGAATTCCCGGTCACGCACTACCCGACGCCTGGCTTGATTCGCCGCGGTGTCGCACCCCTGCGCGGGTTCCGCGGCCTCTATTCGGCCTCGAACGGAGAACTGTACGCCGTCGTCGCGTCGAAGTTGTATACGGTGGACGTCGACTGGTCGTTCACTGAGCGAGGGACGCTGCAGACCGATGTCGGCCCGGTGAGCATGCGCGACAACAGCCTGTTCCTCGTGATCGTCGACGGCTCGTCGATCGGCTACCAGCTTGACCTGTCGAATCACGATTTCAGCAAAATCGGCGGCGAGGCGTTCTACGGATCGAACCGCGTTGCGCTGATTGACGATTTCCTCCTATTCAACCAACCGGGAACCCGTCAATTCTATGCGAGCGGCGCCCTGTCCGAGACGTTCGATCCGCTCGATATCGCAGCCAAGAACGGTTCTTCCGACAAGACGGTAGCGGTCGAAGTCGCGAATCGCACTATCTGGGTATTCGGAGAGAAGACGACGGAGGTCTGGTACAACGCTGGCGCGTCGGATTTCGCGTTCGCGCGGTATCCCGGCACGTTCATCGAATACGGGTGCAAGTCTGCCGCGTCGATCGCTTCGGCTGACACGTCGGTGTACTGGCTTGGCGCCGGCGACCGCGGCGAGGGCATTGTGTTCCGCAGCGATCAGATGAGTGCGCTGGCGATCTCGACACCGGCCCTGTCGGACGAGCTGCGCACGTATCCGCGTCTCGACGATGCGATTGCCTACACGCATCAGGCGGACGGCCACATGTTCTATGTGCTGACATTCCCGACCGCCGACAAGACGTGGTGCTACGACCTTTCGACGAAGCAATGGCATGAGCGCCTGTGGATGGACGACGAAGGCGATCTGCATCGGCATCGCAGCTCATGCTTCGCACAATGGCGCGGCCGCCAGCTTGTCGGTGACTGGGAGAACGGCAATCTCTATGAGCTGTCGCTCGACGCGTTCGACGACGACGGAAAGGACAGGCTGCACCTTCGGTCATGGCCGAACATCGGTAATGAGGGCGATCTGATCACCTACGACCGGTTGATCATGGATATGGAAGTCGGGCACGCCGGCGTGAATGATCCGGAGCCGCAGGTGCGACTGCGCTGGTCCGATACCCGTGGCCGGACATGGGGCACGCCGGTATCGCGCGGCCTCGGCGCGCGCGGCGAGTTCGGTCGTCGTGCGCAGTTCAACGCTCTCGGGACCGACAAGGGCATGGGGCGCATTTTCGAGGTGTCGTGGTCGACGAAGGTGAAGACCGCCCTGAATGGCTTCTACCTCAAAGCGGTCGGGGAGGCGTGATGGCGAAGAAACTCGACATGCGCTCACCATTTCCGAGCGCCGACGTATTACCGCTGCAACCCGATGGGCGCTGGAACCGGGCATGGCTTGAATTCATGCTCACGCAGTATCGGCGCACGGGGGACGCACCCGGCATCGATACGGCGGCGCTGAAGGCCAGGGTCGACGAGCTCGAAATGCTGCTCAATTCGGATACGACCACGGCGGTGCTCGCAGCGCTGCTGCAGCGCGTTGCGATGCTCGAAGCGTTTGTGATCAGCATGCCCGTCCCGATGCCCGCACGCGCGGCTGCCGGTGTGCTGCCTGACCCCGTCGCGGTACCCACACGTGCCGCGTCGCAACTACCTGAACCTGTGCCTGCCGCGCCGCGCGCGCCGGACGATATTCGCAAACTCATCGAGGCGTGACCATGGCCGTCAACTGGAAGACTCTCACCCAATCCGTGCTCGCTGGCGCTGCAGCATCCGTATATGCGCCAGCGGCCGGCAAGCAGGGCGCGGTGCATTCCGCGAATGCCTGGAACCCGACCGCGGCGCCGGTCGTCGTGAACATCTATCTCGTGCCGAACGCTGGTGCTGCCGGCGACACGACGCGCGTGCACCAGGTATCGGTACCGGCCGGAAAGTCGCTGCCGCTTACCGATATTTTGAATCTGAAGATCGTCAACCCGTCTTCGCTGTTCGCTGACGGAAACGGCGTCACGCTGACGGTCACCGGCGCGGAGGCTGACGCATCGTGAGCGATTGCGGCCATCTCGAATCGATCGTGCTGGAGGTGCTACGCGAGCAGTTTCCAGTGGACCATGCTGCGGTTTCGGAGCTGATGGCGCGCTTCGATCTGCATCCGGTTCTGCACGACGATGAAATCGTCGGGGTGGTTGCGATCGATGGCCCGGAAATCCATATCTCGGTGCTGCCCGCCGGCCGCCGACTCTGGGCCTCGCGTTCGTTTATCCGTCAGGAGCTTGGCGGTGTGATCGAGCGATATGGCCGAGCCGAGACGACCGTCAGGGCGTCGAATTTGGCCGGGTTGAATTTCTGCGCGCGGCTTGGGTTTCGCCGGACGTCGGAAGTGGATGGAGTGGTACACATGACCTGTGAGGCAACGGTATGAGATACCGCGCATGGATGATCGAGCACCCGATGGGTGATCCGTTTGGCGGCCCCGCGAATGGGCGCTTCGAGGACATCGGTAGTCTGGTTGGAGGTGCGGTATCGCTTGTTGGAGGCGTTCTGGGAAGCGATGCAGCTGGCGATGCAGCTCAGACGCAGGCCGATGCCGCGAATCGCGCTGCAGATCTCCAGTGGAAGCAGTACCAGCAGACGCGTGACGATCTCGCGCCGTATCGGGATCTCGGTTCCAGCTTCATTCCGCAGTTGCGCACGGCGCTGCAGAATCCGCTTCTGTCCTCGGTCTTCAGCTACGGCGACTTCACGGCGCCGACAGCCGCCGAGGCAGCCGCGACGCCTGGCTACCAGTTCACGCTTGACCAAGGGTTGAAGGCAGCGCAGAACAGCGCATCTGCCCGCGGACTCGGCGCGTCCGGTGCCGCGATGAAGGGAGCCGAGGCGTATGCGACCGGTCTGGCGGATTCGACGTACGGTGACACCTTCAATCGCAGTCTCGCGACGTACAACACGAATCGCGGCAACGCGCTGAGCAATTTCGGCACGAACTACGGGATCGCGAGCGATGCGGTAAATCGACTGCTGGGCGTCGTCGGGAACGGTCAGAACGCATCGGCCATGACGGGCGCGATGGGCGCCCAGGCGGCAGGCAACGTTGCTAACGCGATTACGTCAGGCGCGGCGGCGTCGGCGGCCGGCACCGTTGGTTCGGCCAACGCAATCAACAGCGGACTTTCCGGGGCCGTGAATGGGCTTCAAAGCGGCTACCTGCTCAACAAGCTGTTTCCGACAGCGGCCGCGCCGAGTGGCGGATCTACGTTGTATGGCGCACCGAGCGCTTCGACTGCGTCCGGCTACAACATCGGAAACAACTCGTATAACTTCCAGATGCCGAGCTGATCATGGCCCTCGATCCGAACGTTGCTCTTCAGGTCCAGCCGGTTCAGATCCAGAACCCGCTGACCACATATGCGCAGGCGGCGGCGCTGCAGGGCGTGCAGCGCCAGAACCAGCTATACGACCTTGCGATTCAGGACAAACAGCGCGAGGTCGACCAGGCGCAAGCTCTGAACGCTGCATTCAAGGCGCCGGGCGCGATGAACGCGGACGGTACGCTGAACGCGAGCGGGATCGTCGGCAATGTCGCACAAAGCGGGTACGGTGCTGCTGTGCCGGCCCTCGCGAAGTCGCTGGCCGAGACGCAATCGGCGCAGCTGGCGCAGCAGAAGGCGAGTGTCGACGGTGCACTGCAGAAGCTCGGCGCAATCGGGCAGGTACTCAATGGTGTGACGGATCAGGGCAGCTACGACCTCGCGCGGCAGTGGGCGGTGAACCACCTCGGGCCGGATTCGGTCGCGAGCATGCCGGCGACCTATGACCCGACGCTCGTCGCGAATAAGCAGCGCGAGGCACTCACGGTAATGCAGCAGCTCGACCAGCATAGCAAGGCGCTCGATCAGCAGCTCGCACAGGCCCAGTTCGGAGAAACGCAGCGGCACAATCTCGCAAGCGAAGGGATCGAGACACGCGCGCAGAACATGCGTGCACTCGATTACGACCCGAAGAACGGCGTCGTCGTGAACAAGCTGACCGGCCAGTCTACGCCAGTGCTCGGCGCCGACGGGAAGCCGATCAGCTCGTCGATCGGCAACCTGTCCGGCGAGCAGTCGAACGCCGTCGCGTTCGGCGCGCGTGCGCTCGATGCGCAGAATATGCTGCGTCAGCTCGAGGCCGCTGGCACCACGAACACGAATCCGGTGTACCGGGCCGCGAGCGGCATGCCGGTGATCGGTGGTGCACTTGGCGGCGCAACGAACTGGTTGAATAGCGACCAGCAGCAGTCGTACGAGCAGGCGAAGCGCAACTTCGTCAGCGCGATCCTGCGGAAAGAGTCGGGCGCGGCGATTGCCGATTCCGAATTCGTCAACGAAGACAAAAAATACTTTCCGCAGACCGGCGACTCGCCGGCCACGATCGAGCAGAAGGCGCGCGCGCGCGACTTGGCGATCGAGGCATTGAAGGCGCAGGCCGGCCCGGGCGCTGCGCTGATCCCTTCCATCGTCGCTAACGCGAACCAGGACTATGCGAGCCAACCGCGCCCGGGCGCGCCGGCGGCCCAACAATCGGCGGCGCCGCAGCAGGCTGCGGGTGCCGTAGCCGCGGCGCCCGATGCCGCGCTTGCCGAGCTGCGCCGCCGCGCGGCGGCCAATCCGCAACTCGCGGCACGTCTGAAGGCGATGGGGTATTGAAATGGCCGATCTGAGCGCACTGTCCGACGATCAGTTGATCGGGTCCATCAAGCCGACGTCCTACACTCCGTCGTCGTTCGCCGCGCAATATGGCGGCGTAGCGGATGCTGTTGGCCAGAAGCTCGGCGTCGATCGCAATGTCCTGCTCGCGCAGTGGGGGCATGAAACGGGCTGGGGCAAGTCCGTCATCCCGGGCACGAACAACCTCGGGAACATCAAGGATTTCTCGGGCGCCGGTGTCGCCGCGCGCGACAACATGACGGGCAGCACCGATGCGTATCGCGCCTATGCGAGTCCGAGCGACTTCGCATCCGACTACGCCAGCCTGATCTCGCGCAAGTATCCCGGCGCCGTTGGCGCAGGCGCGGATATGAGCCGCTTCGCGTCGGCCCTGAAGGCAGCGGGCTACGCCGAGGATCCGCAGTACGTCGCGAAACTTCAGGGGGCAATGCAGACCGTGCAGCGCGCGCAGTCGCCCCAGACCGCTGCACCGGCGGCCGCTCAGCCCGGCATGCTGGCCCGTGTCGGGAACGCAGTAGCGACCGCTATCTCGGGCACTGCGAACGCGGCAACGCCGCAGGAGCTGGCCGGGATCAGCGACGACGACCTTCTCGCGGCGCTGGCAGCGCGCAGAAAGGGACCGGCGGCCGTCCCGCAGTCATCGTCATGGACAATCGACAACCTCGGTCGGCAGGCCGGCCTTGCGGCGCGCGCGGTTGGTCACGGGGTGGCTGATGCAGTCGGCCTGGTCGCAAACCCCGTGAACGCGACGATCAACGCGATCGGTGGTGCATTCGGGCACGATCCGCAGCTGCAGGACGTCGACACGCTGATCAAACGGGGAGTCGACGCAATCACGCCTGCGCCGGCGAACAGCACTGAGCAGATGGCTGGTGAGATCGGCGGCGCGATCGCAAACCCCGTCAACCTGATCGGTGGCCCGATTGTCGGGGGCGCCCGCTCCCTCGCCGGAATGGTCGGGCGCGGCGCGGTCGCAGGAGCGGTTACCGGCGCGGCGCAGCCGATGCACCAAGGTGATACAGTCGGAACGATGGCGGAACGCGCTGGTGTCGGTGCGCTGGGCGGTGCCATCGGCGGCGCCGCAGGTTCCACACTCGGCGCCATCGCTGACCGTCTCGCGACGGGCGTTAGCCGCGTGATGTCGAGCGTTGGTGCGCGGCTTCCATCGACGCAAGCCGCAGCATCGCAAAACGCCGATGCGATGATCCGGCAGGCAGCGCAAGAGCAGGGCATCGACCTTTCGGTGATTCCAGACAGCATCCTGAACAACGTGCGCGCACGGGTGACCGACGCGCTCGCGACCAATCGGACTCTCGATCCGGCGGCCGCGCTTCGCCAGGCGGAAGGAGCGGCCGTGCTTGGCCCGGAGAATGGGCTGACTCTGGGGCAGGTGACGCGCGACCCGCGGCAGTTCACGACCGAACGTAACCTGCGTGGCATCCAAGGCGCCGGCGAGCCACTGATGCAGCGGTACGCGGACCAAAATAACGCGCTGATCGGATCATTGAACCGTCAGGGCGCGAACGAGGCGCTCGGCGAATATCAGACCGGTCGGCAGCTCATGGACGCGCTGGGGCGCCAGGATGCAGCTTCGCAAGCTCACGTCGCTGGCATGTATGCCCAGGCCCACGCGATCAACGGCAACGACATCCCATTGGATGCGACCCAGTTCGTGACCACGGCGCGGGAGCAACTCCAACAGCAGATGCGCGATCTGCATCTGCCAGGCGCGATCGATCGGCAGCTCGAGCGCTTCGCAAGCGGGGATACGCCGCTCAACGTCAGTACCGCCGAGCAGTTCAAGACGATTCTGTCGCAGGGCATCGCGGACAACGACGGGAAGAACGGGAACATCGTTCGGGCGCTGGGTATCGTGCGCGATGCCCTCGACAACACCGAGCCTCTACTCGGCGGAGAAGCTGCTCAAGGCGCTGCTGCGATCGCTGCATTCAACCGCGCGCGCGATGCGGCTGCCGCCCGTTTCGGCACGATCGAATCGACGCCGGCGCTCCGGGCAATCGTCAGCGGTCGCGCGGTACCCGACAACTTCTTCAGCCGATACGTGCTGAATGGCACAGCGGATGACGTCAATGCGCTGATGGGGATGGTTCCGGATCAGGGCCGCGCGCTGCAGATGCAGGCGCTCGAGTATCTGAAGGGCAAGGCCCTTGGCGGTGCGAGCGATGAGGTCGGGACGTTCTCACAGGCCGCATTCAACAAGGCGCTGAACTCGATCGGGAATGTGAAGCTGAACGCGCTGTTCGGGCCGCAGCAGGCTGCGCAGCTCCGGCAGATCGGGCGCGTGGCGGCCAACGTGCAGGCCGAGCCGGCCGGCGCCGCGGTGAATCACTCGAATACGGCGGCCGCCGGCGCGTCGATGGCGCTGAACGCGCTTACGTCGCTGGCGGACAAGATGAAGTTACCGGGGCTGAACATTGCCCGTAATTCGATCAATCAGTTCGTCAACGAACGAGCGGCGCAGACCGCGCTTGGCGGCGAGCTTCCAATGGCGGTCCAGCGGCGTTCGCTCGATTCGCTGAATCAGCTTTTGCCGTTCGTGCCCGGGGTCGCTGGGGCGGCGGCTGTACCAGCGAGCCGCTAGCGCGAGAAAGAACGTCCAGGACGCAGAGACGATGATGCCGATCCAGAATTTTTCCATGACGCTCGCCTTTTCGATGAGGGGATTCTAAACCATGGCTTCGATTCTCCCCAACGGAAAAAACCAGTTCACCGATTCGAACGGGCGCCCGCTCATCGGTGGAAAAGTTTTTTTTTACGTACCGAACACCGAGACGAAGAAGGACACGTGGCAGGACTCGGCAATGACGGTGCCGAATACAAACCCGATCATCCTTGACGGCCGCGGCGAAGCTGCGATTTGGGGAACCGGAAAATACCGACAGGTTCTGTACGACGCTAAATCGAACCTCATTTGGGACACGATTGTTTCTGCGCCGGTTACATATACCGATTCCTCGGGGAGCACGATCAATCGTCCGTCGGAGGTTTATGTCGGAATGCCTTTCTTCGATACCACACTGAATGAACCTATTTGGTGTGCTTCGATTTCGCCGATCACTTGGGTAAACGCAGCTGGGGTTTCTGTATGAAAAAATTATTCGCATGCCTTATTGCGTGGGCGTTTCCCATTGCCGTGCTGTCACAAACTTTCCCAGTCAATAATCTGATCGTACAGGGCTCCGCTACCTACAATGGCGGCGCACAGAAGGTCGACGTGACGGGATCGACATCGACCGGCACGTATATTTCTGGCGCCGGAATTTACAGCTTCTATCCTACGGTCGGCCATGACGTTGGCGACCATCAGCGCGCACAAGCCTATTTCAGCTTCGTTCCTGCGCAAGACGCGACAATCAGTGAAACCGGCATCGCGATCAACGCCAATATGAATACTGGATTCGCGAAACCGTGGACACCATCGACTTCCTATAACCGCGGCGATTACCTCGACGCGAACGGGAATGTCTATTTGAATACGACGTCCGGAACATCGGCTTCGTCCGGAAGCGGGCCGAGCGGTAATGGTTCCAGTATTGCCGATGGATCGGCGGTGTGGGCGTGGCAATGTCACGACCAGTGCAACGCGAAGATGCCGCTCTTCGTTTCGGCTGTTGCTGGCAGCAATGCAGGTCATGTATGGGCAGGCGACGTCGACCTGGTGCTGAATCCGGGTTGGCGTGGCCAGTTTGCCGCGGCATGGGAATCGGACATGACCAACAACTCTGGTGCGGACTGCCCCGGGTGTCAGAATTTCTTCGCTACCGGTGATGCTGGTCCGAATCCCGTACAGGCAGCGTATTCGGCCTATGGCCCGTCATCGACCCTGTACTCGTGGGTCAACGGCGTGCAGGTCGTCGGCACGAGGGCATACAGGAACGCAGCCTATTACGACTTCTCGTTCGGTGGTCAATACGGTCTTCAGCTGTCCGGCAGCTATGGCACCGCCGGGATCATGATGTCGCACGACTTCGCGCAGATGCGGTTCGGTGCCGGCACGTCGTCGAACCTGAACCGGTGGCGAATTTATTCTGGCATCAACAGCACGAGCGACGGCGCGCTGACCTTCCAGCATTCGACCGACAACTTCGCTTCGAACTTCACGAACGGCCTGATTCTCTCCAACGTCGGCGACGCGACGTTCACCGGCAGCGTAATCCTGCCCGGGCTTCCGACGAACAGCTTGCCGACCTGTAACGCCGCCCAGAACGGGGCCGTGCGATACGTGACCGACGCGAACTCGCCGACGTACAACGGCCCGTTGGTGGGCGGCGGTACCACGAAAACACTCGCTTTCTGCAACGGTACGACCTGGACGACACATTGAGGCTCAAATGACCAAAGAAACGATCGCTAACGGGGCGAGTGCGGTTGCGAATGCCACGTCACCAATTGCGGTACCGACAGGGGGGGTCGTTACGTGGTGGACCTGGCTGACCGGCCATGACATCTCATGGTTTGTGGGCGCACTGACGATCGTGCTGCTGCTGTTGCAAATTCGTGACCGCCTGTTTCCGCGGCGCACTCAGGGAGGAGCGCAATGAAGCTTTTTGTCGAAGACTGGAAGGAGGTTCATCGGTGGTGGTCGGTGCGCGTGAGCGCGCTGATGCTGATCTTGCTTGCTGCGATCCCGGCGCTCGACGAGCAGTATCCCAAGCTCGCCCCGTCTTTGCTCGCGCTGTTTCCGAAGCACGGGCAACAATGGGTGCCGATCGTTGGCGTGCTGCTGACTGTCGCCGCGCGCGTCGTCAGCCAGGCTGGCTTGATCGACAGCATCAAGCGGCTATTCGGGAAGGGCGGCAACGATGGCGCTCAATGATCTCATCCGCGCCATCCTCGCACTGTTCGGGCACGCGCCGGCCGCTGCGCCGGCGCCCTCGGTTTCGCCAAGTAGCACGCCGGCCGCTGCGCAAAAGCCGGCAATCGCTGCGCCGGCGGCGGCCATCGTGCCGGTGGTTCCGGTTCATGTAACACCCTCGGAATCGGTCGGAAAACCGGAAGTCGCGGTGCCCGCGATGCAAGCATCCTCCCCGCAAAGCCTTACGGATCAAGGCGAGCGAGCCGCCATGGTCGCCGACGATGAGGCGTGGCTATCACTCGCGCGGCCGTTGTCGCAGCATTTCGAGAATTGCTACCTGACGGCTTATCCGGATCCAGCGTCGCCGCTTGGGAAGGCGCTGCAGGCGCGCGGCCTCTGGTACAGGGTACTCGGCGGCGAGCCGATCCCGAATGACCCGGTGCTGCGTGCGCTCAGCGGCGCGCCGTGGACGTGCGGATGGGGATCGACCGGGCCGGACGTGAAGCAGGGCACGCGGTGGACGCAGGAGCTGGCCGACCTGCGGCACGACGAGAACCTGCGCACATCTGCGGTGCTCGTCGAGGCGGCCGCACGCGTGCCGCTGTCGGCGCAGCAAAAAGCCGCAATGGTCTGCATCGTGAACAACGTCGGCGCGGGCCGTGCGGCACGTGCAGGCGAACCGGGTCGCGACGGCATCATCACGCTGGCGAGCGGCCAGCCGTCGACGCTGCTGCGCCACCTTAACATCGGCGATTATGCAGGCGCGGCCGACCAGTTTCCGGCATGGAACAAAGCCGGTGGCGTCGTGGTGCCTGGTCTCGTGCGCCGGCGCGCGGCCGAGCGCGATCTCTTCCTCAATGGCAAATGGAGCACCTCATGACGATCATCTCCATCCTGCTGAAATTCGGCCCGTGGCTGCTCGCGGCGGCTGGCGTGCTGTTCGGCATGTTCCGGCATCAGCAGGCCGCTACGGCCACGGCCAAGGCGGCGGCCACCGTCGCGCAGGCCCAGGCTACCGTTGATGCCGGCAACGCCGCGGCAGCGCAGGTCGGACAGCAGGCGGTGGCGACAGCGGCCGTCGCTCAGCAGCAGGCAGCGGCGACGCCGGATTCAAACCTCGACGCGCGGCTCGCCGACCTCGGTGCGCTGCGGAAGGATTGACAATGCGATCACTCAACATTTTTCTCGGCGCTCTCTGTGCGATTGCGCTGATCGAATCAGCACACGCGGAGCCTAATATCGTGCGGCGTCATGGCCCATCGATACAAATGAACCATATCGTCGTGTGCGAAGACCTGAACGCCCCGAACCCATCTGGCCGGGGTTTCCCGGCTATACCTGAGACGGGTGAACTTACGCCTGAAGGCTATGCTGAATTTCAGAGCATGCTGAAAGCGCGGTTTCCTGACTGCCCGGCCACAGACAACCCGACATCGGAGGCGCGATGAATGGGCAAGCTGTCTTCGTCATCGGCTGTGGTTTGCTACTGGCCGGCTGCCAGACCTGTCCGACGGTGCCGCCGGCGCGCATCGTCGATACCGCTTGCCTGTGGGTCAAGCCCATGACGGCATCGCCAGCTGACACGCCCGAGACGAAGCGCGAAATCCTCGAGTACGAGCTCGCGCGGCGAGTGAACTGCCGGACGTCTGCCCCAACTCAAAAATAGCGCTGTGCGAGCGCGTCGCAGGTCTCATCGTCCAGTTCATCGAGGCCCGTCGCTCGCACCCAGCAGGAGCATCCGTGGTTCGGTCTCACGCGCATGGGCGAGCATCGCGGGTGCGTGCAGTGTGCGATACCGGCGCCGGGCTCTGCAGTTCCGGCCCAATGCTCGCAGGTCCAGCACGTGTGCATCACCGTGCGGATATGCAGGCCAATGTATCTGCCACTTTTCGATTCCATGATGCGATCAACAACTGTATGGATATACAGTCTATCGCCCGGTAAGATGGTCCCGTCAAGAACGAAATTTGGGGACGGTCTATGTGTACCAATTACCGCGCGCCGGGCGAGGAATCGGGCCTGAGCGAGTTGAAGATCGACAATTTCAGCGACCTGTACCGACGCGCTCCTTGGAAGGACGAGATCTGGCCTGACTATCTTGCACCGATTGTGCGTGCGGCCGGCGACGGCGCGGAAGCCGTCGTCGCCAATTTCGGGATGATGCCGAAGGCGTTCCAGCCAGCCGGTAAGAGGTTCATGACCGTCAACGCACGGGCGGAGACGGTGGGCGAGAAGCCGGCGTATCGAACAGCGTGGCGCGCCGGCCAGCGCTGCCTGATTCCGGTGAAATGGGTCTACGAGCCGAACTGGGAGACGGGCAAGCACGTGCGCTACCGGATCGGGGTCGGCGACTGGCACCCGTATTGCGTCGCGGGTGTCTGGCGTGCGTGGCGTGGGGCAGACGGCGTCGAAACGCTCGCGATGGCGATGCTGACGGTGAATGCTGACGAGCACCCCGTGATGAAGCACATGCACCGGCTCGACGACGAAAAGCGGTCTGTCGTGATCGTGCGGCCGGCCGACTATGACGAATGGCTGCACACGCCGAATGTGGACGTCGCGCGCGCAATGCTGCAGTTGTACCCGGCCGACGACATGGCGGCCGAGCCGGCGCAAGCGTAG